GTCAAAATATTTCTGATAGACAATTTTTTACAATGCCCTGGACAACGGTTGTTAACAATCAAGGTCAATTAGGAAGATGGTTATATGGAAAAGCTGGTGAATGCAAAAATCTTGGAACTAACTGTGCTAAAAATATGGATAATAGATACCAACAAGGCAGGTATACTGTGCAATATTAATTACTTTTAAATTTTCGATGGTTTATTACCTAATAATATTTATTATTATATTACTAAAAATATTTTCTCTAGTAATTTAATAGTCTAGTATGAATAAGCTTATATTTATAAGAAAAGAAATAAATAAGAATGAAACTAGAACTCCACTTGTGCCCAAAGATGTTAAAATTTTAACAGACGATGGTTTTATTATATATGTTCAATCATCTGAAAATAGAATTTATGATGATAAAGAATATGAAAAAAATGGTGCTATTATAACTGATAAAAATTGGTATTCAGAAGAATTTAATAATTTTTTAATAATTGGAATTAAAGAATTGGACAATTTAAATAAATTAAATAAACATAAACATTTATATTTTTCACACTGTTACAAACGTCAAGAAAATGCCAAATTAATATTAGACTCATTTTCTAAATCAAACAGTATAATATATGATTTTGAATATTTTGTTAATAACAAAAAAAGAATGATTGCTTTTGGTTATTTTGCTGGCTTAGTTGGAGCAATATTGGGTTTAAAACAATATTCTAATAAAATAAAAAAAATAGAAAACATAAACAATTTATCTTCTTGGAAATCATTAGATGATATGATTAATTTTATAAATGGAGATGATTATTTAATATTAAAAAATAGTAAAATAGCTATTATAGGACCAGAAGGAAGATGTGGGAAAGGAGTTCAATTTATTCTTGATAAATTAAATTTAAATTATATTAAAATTACTAAAGAAGATTACAACCTATTAGATGTTGATATAATTTATAATTGTATTTTATTAGATGAAACATATAACAAGATTTGGTTTAATAAAGAAACTAAATTTAATAAAAATCTAGTAATAACTGATATAAGCTGTGATTATAATAAAAATAATAATCCCATTAAAATATATAATCAAGAAACCACTTGGTCTAAACCAGTTTTTAATTATAATCAATTTGTAGATATAATTGCTATTTCTAATTTACCATCTTTATTACCATTAGAAAGTTCAAATGATTTTTCTTCTAAATGTTTAGATTTATTGTTAAATTTTGAAAATGAACACTGGAAAGAAAATTTAAAAATTTTTATGAATGTATTTAATTAGTTTTTTTATAAAAAAAATCTAATTAGTAATAATGAATTATGCGCCATTTAAAACCAAAAATAAAAACAAAAATAATTTTGAAAAATTTTATAAAGAAAAACTTAATATTAAAGAAAAATTTATCAATGATCCTAAAAAGGAATTATCTTGCGAAACCCCTGGCTATTGGCAATATGAAAAAAAATGGGATGTTATTGATGCTGAATCTAATTTGATTACACCAGGAGTAGGCACAAGAATGAAAACGCAAATTGAAATGACTAAACCATTACATCCAAATGAATATAATTTACCCGTTTCAAATACTTTTGAGAAGGAAGCGAATGAAACTTTTTACTTTTCTGGATATGATACTGGTCCTGGAAGAGGATTTGGAAATTTAAATGTAAGTAGCGATATAAGAATTGGTGATGAAACAAGATTGGAATCAAAAAATTTTAAAGCTGTTAAAGAAAGTGAAGTTTTAGAAAGATGGGAATTTATAGATGATAGATTTTCAACTCCGGACCATTTAATAATGCCGATACCTCGCGGTGGTGATTCGACTCGCAAGCCTCAAAATGATTTAACAAATTTATCAAGACTAGAAGAAAATAAAGAGTTTAATTTTGAATATTAATCTAAAGGTGATTAATGGAAGAAGAAAACATAGATAGAAAAGAAATTAAAAAATGTTTAAAATCATATTTAATGGGTAAAAAATTAATTAATACTGATAAAGATAAAGCCTTTGAATATTTTAAACAAACATTAAAATATATTAAACTTTTAAAGAATAATACAAACTATAAAGAAATTATAAATGAAACAGAAACTGATTGTAACAAATATATAAATCAAACCATTGAAGATACAATAGGAAAAAATAATAATACAAATATAGAATTAGATTTGTTTCAAATGATTGAAACAGGAGATATGAATGAATTAAAAAAGGTTAAATCTTATCAAATAGATTTTAATATTTTTGATAATACAGGAAACACACCAATTCATAAAGCAATAAAATATGGAGACGCAAAATTTCTTAAAGAAGCATTTAAATTAGGTGCTTCAATAGATATTATTAATTTATCTGGAAATACAGCTTTAGAATATGCTTGTTTAGAAAGAGATCCTAGTATAATTAATTTTTTACTAAAAAATGGTTGTGATATGAAAAAACATTTATTATTTAGAGATGGTTCAAAAAAATATGACTCTAAACAAAATTATATTGACATAAATATTTTACTAAAAATGATATTTTCTTATCAAGAATCAGAAACATATGAAGATTTAAAATTTATTTTAAATATTTTTAATGAAAATGAAAAAATTGGATTTAACGAATATAATTATTTAGATTTAATAAAATGTTTAAATAGTTTATTAAAAAATATAACTTTAGAAAGTAAAGAAACCTATTTAACAATTATTCGTGATGAATTATCATATCCATTAAAAAAATCTTTAGGCTGTCCATATAATAAATTAGAAATATTATTAACTTATTTAGTACCTTTTATAGATTATCCTTTTTTTATATCAGAAGATTGGTATATTAATTTGGAATTAAAATATTTAATAATAAAATTGTTAAAAGAAAGTTCATCTTTTAATGCAGAAATTAAAGCAGAATTAATAAACTATTTATGGATAAATTATGTTAAAAATAATATTTTACCTGATGAATATTTAGGAAATTTAATAAGTCAATGGGTATCAAAAATTAAAGCTTAATAGATTTTTTTTAATTAGGAAAAATTAAAAAAAATTCTAAAAAAAAATATAAACATATATTATAAATATTTTCTATTGTTAATATATATGAGTTTTAACAGATTAAACTATGATAATTGCGCATATGCTAAAAAATTACAAGAAAGCACATCGCCTTTAGAATTGATGTTATACAAAGGCAAATTTGAAAACAAGAAACAATGCCCAGTTGGTGATTTCACAAACAATTTACAATTTGGCATAAGAGCTGATGTAGAAAGTGATTTATGGGGAGTTGTAAGACAAGATTCTAAATGCCCTGGCAAGAAATATGACCCATCTAAACCTCACGCTCAAGCTGATTATACTTCTCCTAGAGCTTGTGACACTATTTTCTATATAACACCAACAAATATGAAAATGCCTACTTCTAACGGTTTTGACGATAAAGTATTGGGAGAATTTTAAATAATTAATATTTAGATAAATAATTTAAAAAAATTTATCTAAGTCTTATTATATGTCTTTTAACAGAATGAGATATGATAATTGCGCTACTGAACTTCATGTAAAGCGCAGTGTCGGAGAAGGTAACTACCGTTTATACCCGGGTTATGTAGAAAGCACTAATGAATGCTTTTCATTTGATGGTCCAATTGGTTCTAAAGTAGATGTATCTACCGCCAAAAAAGCCGAAACTTTAGATTGGGGAAAAATGACTAAAATTGAAAGCGAATTAAAAAGTTTAAATTTACCTTTAACCGACTGTAATGAAAATGTAGCTAATATGAATTACTACAAAAATGAAACAATAAACAAAACCGGTTGCGCAAATGCTTTAAGCGCTGAAGATTCTAGATTTACCTACCCTCTTCAAGCTTTCCGTTCAATGAGTTTAACAAGCTATCAATTACAACCTTTCTTATATTCTAATCCTCAATGCCACGTAATTGATGATAGAATTGGTTTAGATTCCAGAAACAAAGCCAAAGATACTTTTAAAACACCTGATGTAAATTTAGTAGACCGTGGTGAAGCTTTACCTAAAGAAAATGAACAAGCAACACCTTTAGGATGGGTACCCCCTCAAACAAAATGCTCTGCTTAAAACAATAAACTTATATTAACTAAAAATCTCATTAAAAAATGATTAAATATTTTTTAATTAGATACAAAATAAAATAAAATATCCCTAATAATAATATGGAAAGTATCTTATTAGGTGCATTAGCTGTAGCAGGTTATAATTCATCAAAGGCCGGTTATAATTCATCAAAGGCCGGTTATAATTCATCAAAGGCAGGTTATAATTCATCAAAGAAAGACAATAAAAGACGTGAAAATTATAACCCGAAAGAATTAGATTCCACATATAATTCAAATATGGAAAATAATATGAACCAATTACAAAAAACACAAGCTGATAATTTAGTTAAATCAATAAAGAAAAAGAAACCCGATTACTTTAGTCAATTTGACGAACTTACTTTTGATAATATAAGTTTACCCGTTCCTTTAAGTGATGCTTATGCTACAATGTCTGGAAACAATCCTAATTTACAAAAAAATTTAGATTCAATTTATGGTTATTCTTCAATAGATGAAGACCTTGATTACAATGTAATAACTAAAGAAAATTTTACCCATAATAACATGACACCGAATAGTTCCAAAAGGGATTATACTCCTGATGATGCAAGAGCTAGTAGAAAGTTAGAATCATTTACTGGAGTAAGTGATTTTTATACTCCCAAACAAGAAAAATATCCTTTATTTGAACCTATGAAAAACTTGACTTATGTAAATGGAATGCCTGTTTTTACAGATTATGTAGATGACAGATATCTTCCATCTAATAAAAACAATATGGGAAATTTACCTTTCGTAAATAATGTAAAAGTAAAACCCGGTATTCAAAATGAAAATCGTCATGGTTTAGGTACGGTATATAGAATTTTACCTCGTACTACAAATGCATTAAGAGGAGAACACAATCAAAAAATCAGTTATAAAAATAAACCTTTAGAAACGGCTAAAAAAGGAGACTTTAGAGGGCCTGATTTTAATATAACTAAATACAAATTACCTGATTATAGAGAACAATCTTTTGATGATTTAGTACCTGGTAGAAGTGTTATTGAAGCTCAAAAGAAAACCGGTAAATATACTAATGTATATTCACAAAGAGGAGAAGAAGAAACATATTACAGTGGTCACGCTACCAATTCAAATATGGGAGACGGTCCAGCTACTGCAAAAACATCTTTCGAACCATCTAGAAAACAAGAATTATATAATGATCCAACACACAATTTCCACGGAGTTGATATTAAACCCGTATTTTTAAATGTTGAAAGTTATCCTAATAGAGACAATCAAAGAACTAATACTAATGCTTCTCAAAATGGTACTGCTTATCAACCAGAAGCAGGGTTATATTATAATGATAAAAATTATATTCCATTACCAACCATTAGAAATGAGACTTCTCACGGTTTAGTATTAGGAGCACAAGGAGAATATCCTAGTGGTAATGTTCAATATAACGATAAAGCGAAGACAACCATTAGAGAAGGAACAACTCACGATTTAGTTCTAGGTTCTCACCCTGAAAATCCAGGTGCAGCAAATTATTATACAGATAAAGCAAAGAAAACGATTAAAGAAACAACTTCACACGGTATTATCTTAGGGTCTCAACCTGAAAATCCAGGTGTTGCAAATTATTACACAGATGAAGCCAAGAAAACTATTAAAGAAACAACTTCACACGGTATTATCTTGGGATCTCAACCAGAAAATCCAGGTGTTGCAACATATTACACTGATACAGCAAAGAAAACTATCAAAGAAACAACTTCTCACGGTATTATCTTGGGATCTCAACCCGAAAACCCTGGAGCTGCAACATATTATAATGATACTGCGAAGAAAACTATTAAAGAAACAACATCTCATGGTAATATTTTAGGTTCATCTGGAGTAGAAAAATTTAGTGGTATTATTCAACCTACTGATAAAGCAAAAATAACTATTAGACAAACTTCATTATATACTACACCAGCTATAAATATTGCTTCCGATATAACTGCCGGTTATACAAAAGATGATACTGATATTGCTAGAAGAACAATTAGAGAAACTACTGAAGATACTAAAAATGAAGAAGCTGGTATTCACGGAGTTGAAACCTATCAAGGTTATACAAAAGATTATAAAGATATTGCTAAACCAACTATTAATCAAACAACTATTTCTCAAACTCCAGGTATTAATTTTGTAGGAGAAGTTCCTACTGGATGGGTTAAAAATGATGAAGATATTGCTAAAGCAACTCATCGTCAAACAACTGAAAAAACAATTTATGAAGGTCCTTTGGGTGGTACCGAAAATGGTTATACTAGAGATGTTAGAGACAAAGCTAAAACAACTATAAGACAAACAACAATGTTAACTGATTATAAAGGTATTGCAACTAACGAAGTTAATAGACCTACTTCTCATGTAGATGCTGAAAATATGACTATTAGAGAAACCAGAGAAATTTCTACTTACAATCGCCCAGCAAATGGAGGTAAAAATATAACCGGTCCACAACTTAATAAGAAAACGGTTAAAATGAACTGCAGAAAAGAAAGCATTTACTATGTTCCTCATCCTGTAAGAGCACTAGATAATAACATTATGCCTTCTAATGCAGAACCTTACCACAAACACACTTTTGAAAATAAGAAACCTCAATTAGATTATGGAAATTATTATACGAACAATATTTACATCAATACCTTAAATGACAATCCATTGGTTAATGATATTTATCATCAAAAAAATATTCAATATGACCAATACTTAATATCGAAATAATAATTTATTTTATAGTAAATAAAATAAATTGTTTTTAATTTGTTTAACTATATAATTGCAAGACCTTGTTTAACATCTTTCATAACATCATCATAAAGATGTAAAATTAGTTCCTCTTCCTCTTCATCACTTTTCTTAATAATTTCATCAGAATGAGTAATTAAAATATTATTTATATAATTATAAGATTCTATAACTTGACCACGAGAACGTGCACCAGTTATGATAATATTCCCCTTCTTAAAAATAAAAATACTTACTTCTTTGTTATCGACATTTTCTGTGTTAGGAGTATATTTAATAATTACACAAGCTCTACTACAAGGTTCATAGATACATTTTACCTTCTTCTTTTTTAATAATTCGTGTAATTTTTCTCTATCTATTTGTATACTAATTCTATAGTTACAATAAATCATATCGATTTTAAAATTAATAATTTCCAATTTATTAATTTCCTCTATAAATGTGATTTCCTTAATTTCGTTTTCTATTAATTTTCCCTTAACCTGTTTCAATCTTAACAGTATTTTCTCTAAAACGGCATTCACACTTGCTATATTTTTACAACCGGACATTTGCATACTTCCGTTTTTAAATAATTTAACATTAATCTTTGGTTCTAAATTCAAATTGGATGTTTCACCTTCAGTAACTCTTACAATTAAAGTTATCGAATTATAAAAATTATTTAATGCACCTTCTTTCTTTTTAGCTGCAGTTAAGCTATTTCTTTTACTTGGTTTTTTAAGTTCTATTAATGTTCTTAAGCTATCTTTATTTCTTTTTACACAAAGAATGTTATCCTCATTCAATGCCATATATTTTTCTATATTATCTAAATCTAATTTAGTTCCTAAAAAACAAGAAGAACACATGGTGGCTACTTTAACACCTTCTGGCAATCCATTAATTTCTAATCTATCTACATCGATTAAATATTTTTTTTTAGCTTTTAAATCACTCTTTGTTCCCTTCGCATTGTTTGATATTGCTTTTAAATCATTCATTGTTACTTACTTAAAAGAATAATCCTTTAAATAAATTTAAATCAAATTTTTTTTCTAATTGTTAGTAAATATGGATTTTTTAAAAAAATCAATAATAATAAATCCAATTACCATTAGTCATCAAAGAATGATAAAAAAGAAAATTGTTTATAAAGGAACTAGAATTCTTAAAAATGAAAATAGTAAAAAATAATTTATTTAATTTTTTTGTGTAAAAGATTAATTAAATTTAGATAATCACTTTCTTCATCAATAAATTGTCTTAGAGTAGCTGGAGATATCATATCTTTTCTATCTGGTAATTTATTAATTTCTTCTTCTGATAGTTTTACATCGTAATTATATTGAATCATATTTATGATATCTATCTTTCTACAATAATCAAAAAACATTGGAGTTAATCTACCATTACGATATAATGAAGGAGTTAAATTTTCTTTATGATTAGTAGTAGCTATTATAATTAATCCATCGTAATTTCCAATACCATCTAATCGGGATAATATACAACCTAAATTTAAATTGTCTTCATTATTAGTAACTTTATTATTATTTTTATTGATTAAAGATAAAATCATTAAATCCTTCATTTCGTCATTTTTATTCAAATCTTCATCATTCTCCTTTTTGGAAATTATATTTCCTGCTTGGTCAATTTCATCAAAAAATAAGATGATTTCATTTTTTTTAAAGTTTATGTTATTAATTTGTGACAAATTAATAATATTTTCTAATTCCTTATTAGTTTGAATTCTAGACATTGGAATTTCAATAATATGTCTTTTATCACTATTAGCTATTGCATTTACGTGACAAGTTTTACCACAACCAGGAGGACCATAAAACAGGAAACCAGCTTTCCTTTTTGAACCAGTTTTTTTATGATAATCATCATCTTTTAATCTTTTTAGCGTCTTGATTAAATAATCTTTATGTTCACTAAAAATATAATCAAAATCTTCATTAAATTTTTCATTTTTAAATTCTTTTAGAATTGACTGAGAAAAAGCTAGTTTTTCCTTTTCATTTTTCCCTTGATATATAAAATGATAAATTTTATTTTCATTTTTTGTTATTTGATATTCGTTATAATCTTTAATGATTTTTTGAATAAATTTTTTAATTTCTTCTATTTTTAAGATATTTGATTTAACTATTAAGGTAACTTTCCAACTAATTGAATTTTTTTCTTTTTTATTATTATCAATATCCATTTTCGAAATAGAAAAATCAATGTAAATATCTTCGTGAATTAATATATTTTTTTCTTCATCAATAATATAATTAATATCACTATCATCTTTGTTTATTTCTGTTTGGCTTAAATCATAGTGGTCAAAAATTCTATTTCTTTCTTGATTAAACTGTCTTATGTTATTAGATAAATTTTTTTTATTTATATAATGACAAAGCGCTAACATTGGATATGGATAATCAAAATTATAAAATCCATTTGATAAGTTATCCCAACCAATAAATTTTATTTGATTAGATTTTTTATCATTATAACTATTAATAATTTTATTTAGTATTTCTTTAGCATTGGAATTTATATAGGATATCAATGGAATTAAAAATATTATAATTAACGAATCCAATATTATATTGTTTGTATTTAGTCTGGATAACAATAAATATTCAAGCATATGATACTAATAATAAAATAAAATAAAATTAATTCAATTTTTAGTCAATTCCAAATAATGTTTTCTACATAACGGCATATAACTTTCAATTCCTCCTATTTCTATTTGATTTTCTGAATTCTTATCAATTCTATAAGTATAAATTCCAGCTTTTCCGTCATTACATACTTTACACAACGAATTAATTTTTTTACAATGGTCAGCATAAGGAATTAATTCTAAAATTTGTCCTATTGGTTTTCTTAAAAAATCACCATCTAAACCTCCTATAATAACTTCTTTGTTATTATTTTCAACCCATTTCAATGTGTATACTTTTAAATCTGGGAAAAATTGGCCTTCATCTATAACAATCAAATCATAATTTTCTATTAAAGTATCTATTTCTTCTAATTTTTCAACTGTCTCACAAATTTCTGATTCAAAAGAATGAGAAACAATTTTATTTTCAATATATCTTTTGTCTAATAATGGTTTTACAACAAGAACTTTTTTGTTAATAGTTTTCGCCAATCTTATTTTTCTAATAAGTTCAGTAGATTTTCCCGAAAACATAGGACCAATAATTAAGGATAAAGACATTTAATAATATAACAATTTAATTAATTTATTATTAAATCAATTTTTTATATTTTATGGTTTAAAGAAAAATAAATCCATAAACATATATAATAGATGGAAAAAATTTTATCATTTGATGTAGGTATTATAAATTTAGCCTATTGTTATTTTACTAAAAAAGAATATCCTAATCCTGAAAATCCAGAAATTAAAAACTATAAATGGGATATTTTAGATTGGGCAATTATAGATTTATCAGATAGAGAAGACCACCTCTGTACTAATTGCAAAAAGAAAGCTTCGTTAATGCAAACTTATGGAGGAATGAAATACTATTGTAAAGTTCACGCTAAAAATGTAGTTACAAATACATTACCATTTGAAGATTATTTTAAAACTTTAGATAAAAAACAAATTGGTGGATGTTGTTTTTTAGTAAATGGTGAAAAATGTAATAAAAATTGTGTTTTGATTGAAAAAGTAGGAAACAATACTTATTGTAATTTACATGGTAAAAAAATTCATTCTACCATTGAAACCAATATGAAGCTTATAAAAATTAAAAAAAATAACATTAAAGATTTAGATTTTGATGACACCAGACTTAAGTTAGTAATGGAATTAGAAAAAAGAAAACATTTATTAAATGCCAATGTGGTTGTAATAGAAAATCAACCCTCGTTTAAAAATCCTAGAATGAAAAGTATTTCAGGAATTTTGTATGATTACTATATGATTAGAGGTATGGTTGATAGAGAAATAACAAAATCAGCCATTAAAAAAGTAAAATTTATGTCTCCTTCAAATAAAATTAAATTAGCAACAGATGGTGAAACTCAACAAATTGTTAAAATGAAATCAACTGATGAATCAAAAGCTTATAAAATGACTAAAAGTTTAGCTGTAAAATATGCTACCGAAATGACAAAGCATCTACCAGAATGGTTGGATAAATTTAATTCTCATAAAAAAAAGGATGATTTAGCTGATGCATTCTTACAAGGAGCTTATTATTTTGAAACTAATTTTGATAAATCAAAAAAATCTAAAGTAATTAAAATAGAAATTAGTTAAATTTTAGTCTAGTTTGATTTCTTTGATAAAAATATCTTTGGAATATTTACCCATAAAATCAAATATTTCCTTATGATTTTCCTTTTTAGAATCAATTGAACTGGACTCCAATTGATATTTTGACTTGCTAATATATTTAAAAGTAAAATTATATGTAATATCTTTAAAAGTATTCTTAAATAATTCCATTGTACTAGTTATACCAGTATTAGATACAATTTGAAATACGGAAATAATTTTTTCTGGTTTCTCTTCATAAATTTTACTAATACTTTCCCAGAATTTAGAGAAAATATCATCATTATTAATTACTGAAGAAACAATATCCTTATTATGAAAACAATAATCTAATAAAAAATTATCTATTTCATCACAGGTTTCTTCCCTCCGTAATTCATCAATCTTGTAAATAATATCTTTCCATAGAGTATTGATATCTTTGCTAATATCAATAGATAATTTGTTTACAATAGTTAATAATTGTTTATTTTTAATAAAAGGTTCTAACTTACTTTGATATTCATCAATACTTTTATAAATATATGCTAATGAAACTTGAACAATATCTTCAGCGTGATGAGGGTCATCTACACGAACAACTATTTCTTTATCTTTAGGGACAATTTGATTCCAGCTTATTTTCCCTTTTCTTTTTAATACATCACTATGGTTTAAGTAAAGCTTACAATTATATTCACATAAAATTCCATTAACATGAGATTCGCCGTCGGTAGTAAATTTCACTAGAACTAATTCATCTTTGGAAGGTTTAGGTACATTATAAAATGGTATGGTTAAAGACATACAATTATATAATTATATTATGATTTTATTTTATCAATTTTTTTTTTGAAAGAAAAAAATTACTGAATCAAATTTATTTGAGAATGGCAATTTTTTTTTGAAAGAAAAAAAATTACTGAATCAAATTTATTTGAGAATGGCAATTTTTTTTGAAAGAAAAAAATTACTGAATCAAATTTATTTGAGAATGGCAATTTTTTTTGAAAGAAAAAAATTACTGAATCAAATTTATTTGAGAATGGCCAATAAAGTTTTTTTACAAATCAATATCCATTTTTTTAAACTTTCTTTTTAATCCCATCGTCTTTTCTAAATTCATATGATTTGATTCTAATGGTTTACTTCTTTTTAACGCTAATTCGCCTTCATATAAATTTTCTAACTTATTAGATGTCATATTGGTATTATTTGATTTTTTATATGATTCTTCTATTTGTAATTGTCTAGTTATCATTGGTGGATGTAAAACAATATAATCTTTATTATTAAAAGTAAATAATTTTCTAAATTCATCTATATTTAGTATACCACCATATTCTTCCAATAATAACCAGGAAGGAGCCGGATTAATATCCTTAAATTCTCCATAAGTTTTATAATACATTAAATTTAATAAAGATTCTCTTTTCCATGTAAATGAATCATTTAAATCTATATTATGAGATTTCGCGCAATTCCAAGAACAAAAATTACCAGTACAATAAAAAATATTATTATAATAATCCTCTGGTAACTCCACTGTAGGAGTATCGAAAGTATTTTTACACCACAAACATTTGGAACCTAAACGAAATTTTATGTTATACACATTAACCTTATTAACATTTTTACCTATCATAAATATTTTTTCAGTTTCTTGTAGTTTTTTATTAATTTCTTTTAGCATTTGTTCTTCATTAATCTTATTATTCTCCTTCTTCTCCTTCTCCTTCTCATTCTCCTTATTATTATTCTCTGGCTTTTTTTTTAATTCATTTTCTGATTTAATAAAAATTTCATCATCATATGTTTTATCAACGACATCTTCCAACGATATTGGTAAATGCGCTATGATTGGTTCTTCTTCTGAATTAATTGATGCATTATCTTCTATTTTTTTTATTTCAATATTCTTAGGTTTTCGACCTCTTTTTTTTAATACAATGGGATTTTCTGACATTTAATAATATTAATAGTAACATTCCTTTAAAATTTTTTAAAAAATATTTTAAAGGGATAATTTATTAGTTAGTTGCAATTGATATTAATGGTGCTTGTTTTGGTTTTCTTCCTTTTTTGGATTCCGAAAGATTAATATCAGATACTATTCTATCGTTATTAGAACTTGTATCATCATCTGTTGTTCCAGCTAAACTAGTTGTTTTTTTCATTCTATTTAAAATTGCTTGAATATTTGGAGGAGCCTTTAATTCAGGTGATTTTATATTTACTGTTGGTTTAGGTTCTGGAAAATTAGGAGGATTCATAAAAAAATCATTTCCTCTTTGTGTTTCAGGAATTGAAGGTAACGGAAAATTATTCATAGGTAGTTGCGTATTCATAGGTGGTTGCATATTCATAGGTGGTTGCATATTCATAGGTGGTTGCATATTCATAGGTGGTTGCATATTCATAGGTGGTTGCATATTTCCTTGAGCATTTTTAATTTTTTGTTTTAATTCTTTCTCCCTTCTTTGAAGTTCTTCTCTTTGTTTATTTATATTAATCTCTTGTGCACTCATAAAATTAGATTTTGGTTTTTGGGGATTTATTAATTTACTAATCAATTCGGGGTTGTTATGTAGTGCTGCCTCTAATCCTGGAATTGTTGATTGTGATTTTGTAAAATGGAATGCACTACCAGAAGCTACCAACAATAATAATAATTTAATTTCAGGAGGCATTCCTTTACCAGTTCCCTTATATTTTTCATATAATTCTTCTAGAACCTCGTCATAAGAATCTACTTCAACAGACATATGCTCTCCCCATCCTTCCAAATGAAAATCAAAAGGGTCATATTTTTCATTCATAAATTCTATTATTGAAACACCATTTAATAATATACTTTTATAAACTTTAATACCATTTCTCTTATCAACAAAACTTTTTAAAAGTTCATACTCATATTCCATTTCTTCGATGGATGAATTAAAATCATAATCTTTAGTTAAAGAAAATCCTTTTTGTTTAATTTCTGATAATTTTCTTAATAATTCTATTTTCTTCATTCTCATCTCTTGGGGTGTAAGTTGAGTAGTTTTTACCGGAAAAGTAGAATTTAATTTTGGCATTGGGTTTAATGGTGAAATTTTAGGGGCTTCTGCATTACCAATATTTACTGTTTCAAATCTATCTCTTGATTTTCTTGATGATTTTGATTTTTTTGAAGATTTAGAAGATTTAGAAGATACTGTTGAATCCTTTTTAACTGATGTTGTATCTTTGCTAGATTTTGATGAAGTTTCTGATATTTCACTTGTTTCAGTCATCTCTTTTTTATCAGCTATAACCTTATCTGGATTTGCAATTGTATTAAAATAATAATCTGTGTCAGAACTTTTTTTCTCGGTTTGGTTATCATTAATTTTTCCTTTTCTATCGTAAACATTTACATTTATGTCCGTAGATGTGTCAGATTCTGGCATATTATAATATTATATAATAAACTTTTCTTTAAATTAACGCATTTTTGTTAATTTATCAATATTCGTAAATGCTTCAGTTGCTTTTTGTTGAGATAATGCATTTATTATTAATACATATAAGACAGATAACGATAAAGAGAAAATAGGGTCTCTTTCGGCTCTATATACAATAATAAATAATATAAAAATTTTAAAGATGGTGTTAGAAAATAGGTTTTTAACAAAAGGAGATAAATTAGGACTAATAGCAGAAGCATACATTAATACTAGTATTGTCATGATTGCTTTTACGTATTGATTTTCAAAAATATCTAAATTTAATATGTTCATTAATTAACTTTAGATATTTATTTAGAAATTAAAATATTTATTTAGTATATGTTAATAGATAACGTAGCTTTATTAATACCAACTCATCAACCTCATTATAATTTAATTTATAATTTAATAAATAAATTCAAGGCAAATGAAATATTTATAGATATTTTTTTAGTTTTTTCATCACAAAATGATTGGAATAATTTTTTACTTAAAGATGCAATAAACCCTTTAATAATTACAGAACCTTTAAAAACAAATTCTATTATTACATTTAAAAAGTTTTTTGGATTAAAAAAGTTAATTAATTCTAAATATGAATATATTATTTGTTGTGATAGTGAATTAGATTTTATACCTGAAAATTTTTCAAAAGAAAATTTAAATGATAAAATTAATAAAATTTTTAATAATAAAAAAATATACGCAGGTGATACTACAGGAGTTTGGGTAAATATTATTTCAAATATATCAGCAAATGTATTTCCAGATAAAATAAATGAACTTAAAAAAATAACTAATGATTTTAACCTTTATTTTTGGTGGAGTGATTTACCAGTTTATCGAAAAAGTGATTTAATTCATTTTTTTGATACATTTAATTATGAAAATATCGTGTGGCATCATTTTGATCACTTAATTTATCAGTATTATTTAATATTATTTCATGATTTTAAAATTATAGATACTACTCCAATCACAAATAGAAAATGGTCTTTAGAAGGTTTAAATACAAATGATCCATTAGTATTAAATAAATTATTAGAAATAGATTATGGTTTTAGTTGGAATAATAAAAGTTTTTATAATATTGCTAAAGAATATATTATAATGAATAAGGGTTTATTTATTTATCATGTTGATAGCTGTTAAACTTATATATTTTTGAATGATTCTTTAGCCTGATTTGGTAAACTTATATATTTTTGAATGCTTCTTTCGCCTGTTGTTGTGATAATGCGCTTAAAATCAATACAAATAAAATTGATAATGATAAAGCAAATAAAGGGTCGCGTTCCGCTTTCATTACTATTAAAAATAAGAATAATATTCTAAAAATAGGATTATTAAATAATACTTTTATATAAGAAGGTAAATCAGGTCCTATTGAAGAAGCGTACATTAAAACGATAATTGTTAGAGTAGCTTTGATGTATTGATTATCTAATATTGCATTAAGGTTTCCTAAAATGTCCATATAATTATTTTAGATTTTATTTAACTAAATATTTTATCTAGAATATAGAAATAGATAAAATATGAATTATTGTTCCATACAAGAAGCTTGGGGTCCTAATAATCGAATTTCAAACCAATATCAAAATTTTGACAAACCAGAAATTGAAAAAAAATCTATAGAAAAATTTTCAAATACTGAAAAAAAGATTTCAAATAATAGAAAAACAGAAAACAGAAGAAGAGAAGTAAATAATAAAATACCTGAAATAGAAAATGAATACATTGAAGACTTTAATCAAGATATTAATAAACCTTATCAAGATATTAATAAATCTTATCAAGATATTAATAAACCTTATCAAAATATTTATAAACCTTATCAAAACATTAATAAACCTAAACAAAATATTAATAAACGTAGTCAAATGTCTCATTACAAATGCCACGATTTAATTGTACATCTTAAAACTTGCAGAGAATGCCAACTTAAAATGAGAAATCAATATAGGTCTAAAGTTTTAGATAATGTAGAAGATGTAATTCAAACAAATAGAGATATGATAGTTTTAATTTTAGTAGGAATTTGTTTAATAATATTTTTTAATTTAATATCAAATATAAATTCATAAAAAATAATTTTTTTAATTTTTTATATTTTTTTCTTTTCTGATTTTTTATTAACTGGAAACCATTTAATTAATAAAATATTTGGAAGAAAGAATTCTATTTCAAAACCATTTTTAGAAAGTTTAGTTTCCAAATAATCTTTACAATCATTTATTGAATACAACGGTAAACCCACTATAAACTCAGGTATCGAATACCAAGTAAAATAATAATTTGCATTACTTGATATAACAATTTTCTTTTCTACCTTTAATAATATTTTCTCAAATGTTTCATTTTTTATGTTTTCCCGTATTTTTTGTTCTTTAATTAATTTGTCTGCTCTAACCATTAATAAAAAATAGAAAAAATAATAATGTAAATTAAAGATTTAATTTATATAATATTAATGGATTTTTCTAAAGAAATTCCGAAAGAGGAAGATAATAAAATAGAAGATATTAAAGAAAATGACCATATAAATAAAGATATAAATATAGAAGAGATTAAAGAAATAGTAGAGATTAAAAAAATAGAAGAAATAGATGAGATTAAAAAAATAGAAGAAATAGAAGAAATAAAAAAAATAGAAAAACCTAAAATTAGAACTTTATGTTTTAGTGGAGGTAGTATAAAAGGTTTTGCATTTATTGGTGCATTAGAAAAACTTTTAGAAAAAAATATAATTTTATTAGAAAATATAAAATGTTTTATTGGTACTTCAGCTGGTTCTATTTTATGTTTTCTATTAAATTTAGGATGGAATGTAAAAGAAATAAAAGATTTCGTGTTAGATTTTAATTTTACTAAATTAATAGGTAAAATAAATAGTATTACATTTTTTAAAGATTTCGGTATTCAAGATGGTGAAAGATTAAAATTATTATTTATAAAGTTTTTAGAAAGTAAATTTAAAGTTAAAGACATAACATTTCAAGAACTTTATAATTTAACAAAAAAAAAGTTAATTATTATCGGAACTAATTTAACAAAAGGAGAAGAAGTTATTTTTAGTTATAAAACCACTCCTGATTTTTCAGTTATTTTAGCTTTAAGAATATCTTGTTCCTTACCCATATTATTTACACCAATTACATATAATAATGAAGTTTATGTTGATGGAGGAATAGTTAATAATTTTCCAATAAAATATTGTTCACGAAAATTTACGATAGGTTTCTATATTAAAAATAATTATAGTTTAGAGATAGATTCTATAAAAACGTTAATTGTTAAAGTTTTAGGTTTAACTGCAGATACAATAAGTGAAAAAAATATTAAAAAATATAAAAAAAATATTATACAAATAAAAAATGTGAAAATGAAAATTATGGATTTTAATATAGATAGAGTATCAAGAGAAAAAATTATTGAATTAGGATATATTTCTGCTGAAGAATATCTTAATAATTTGGAAATTTAGTTCTCCCATTCATCAAACTTTTTGTTAGAAAATTCATTTGGTTTTCTATTTCCATAAATATTGGTTTGACCTTTATAATCTTTCATTCTTTCATCTAATGACTTTTCTACAAAATTTGTATTAACCTTTTGAATTTTAAATGCTACATCTAAACTAGTAAACATATTATTAGAAACAGTATCTTCTGAATATAATTTAGAATAATCCCCTATAGTAGTTAAACCATCATTACCTTGATAGGGTAATAAAGTTGTTGTGTTATTACTTACAACAATTTGTTCATCAAAAGTTCCTTCATTCTTTTTCTTATCAAATTTATAATTAAAATCACTTGTATTAGAAATTTTTTCTTGTGGTATATTTATTTGACTATTTCTATTTTTCTTTACTTGTTCATAATGATTCATAACATTTATTTCTCCTTTTTCATTAAAACCGTGTTTTTTATTTAATTCATTAATTTTAGATTGAAATGATGTTTTCGCTTCTTCTTTTTTTGGGAACATTTTTTCCAAATCTTTAGTATCATTTTTAAAATCTTTCTTTAATCCTATTGATGCTTCTTCTTTAGTATCTTCATCTAAAAATTCATCATATTTATTTCTTAAATTAGTATCACTTAATACTTGATTTGCAATTATTAAATGGTTATATAATTCTTCACTTGCGTCTTTATTTTTATCAGGATGCAATTCTAAAATTAATTTTCTAAAATTTTTTTTAATTTTGCTTTCTTTAGCTTCTTTAGATAATCCTAATATTTCATAAAGATTATATTTTAATTCTTTAAAATTAATATTAATAATTGGATTAGACATTAATATATAAGATATATAATTTTGTTTTTAAACCCAAAATTAAATTATAGTATATATTAATGGTTAATTATAAAGAAAAAGTCGAAGGATGTTTATATCTTTCTTCATTTCTAGAAACATTAGCATTTTATAATGGTAAATGGGAATTTAATTATGGAAATAAAATTGATACAATAAAAGAAGGAGTTATTATGAATTATTTTTTCATTAATCATTATTTGATGATGGGAGGTTTAAATCTAATCAATTTTAAAAATTTAAATTCATCTGATGATACTATTTTAATAATAGCAACAGCAGAAGCTGTTTTATTAGGAGGCGGTGAAAAAAATTATATTAATTCCTATTTAAAATATTATCCAATGTTAAAAGAAGAAAAACGTATTTCAGGAAATGCTACTTTATCTTCATTAGAAAAAATTAAAAAAAGTAAATCTATTGAAAGTATTAAATATTCTTCATCTTTAGGAGGTAATGGAGCAGCTATAAGAACAGGTCCTATTGGATTAGCATTTTACAAAGATTTAGATAAGGTTTGTAGAGAAGCATTAACCGCGTCATTGGTAACACATAATTATGCAATGGGATTTTTAGGGGGAATTATAACTGCTTTATTTACCGCTTATGCTGTTCTTAATATTAATCCTTTTGAATGGTCATTAAAATTAATTGTGTTATTCAAACAGAATTATTTTCACGAATTATTAAAAGAAAAAAATATAACAGAAGATATAAATGATTATTTTAGTTATTGGGAAAAATATAATGAAGATAGATTGTCTAAAATGAAATTTAGAAATTTACCTGTTTTTTTAAATCCAGCGTATAAGATTAAAGATTATACCAATTATTTCTCAGTTCCATATTTAGGAAGTATGAAAGGATATGATAAAATGGGAGGTTCTGGTTTAGAAGCACCCATTATCGCATATGATAATTTTTTATTATCGGCTATACCAGATAAAAATATGAACATAGATATTAAAAACCCTAAATTTAATTGGGATATATTTTTGTATAATAATGTCTTCTTTTTTGGAGATAATGATTCAATTTCAGCTATAGCTGGTAGTTGGTTTGGAGCATATTTGGGAATAGATAAATTTCCATTAGAAAAAATTAAAGAGTTAGAATTTTTTAATGAAATAAATAAGATTAATAAAGAGTTTTTATAAATCCTTGATTGTTTCAAGCATTTCTTTAGCTTCTCTGGCTCCTTTATAGACACCCTTTTGTCCATTGTGATCAATGATTACTGTAGGAAACCCTTTAATTTCGAAATCTTTGCACATTTGTTCATTTTCAGGATTATCGCATTTTACATCGATAACTTCTACACCACTTAAGCTAGGATCAGATTGTACAGCTTGTGTGAAGTTATCCCACTCGGGTTGGAATTTTACCGACCATCCACACCAGGAAGTGTTAAAATTATAAACCTTTGTATTATTAGATGTTTTTACTGGGACATCTTCATTTACTTCTTCAAACTTTTCTGTAGATGTAGAGAAAGTTTGTACAAAAAAGAAAATTAAGACTATTATTATTAAGATCCAACTTAATAGAGATAAACCATAAATCTTATCATTAAGACTAATCATTATATAATTTTAGATTTTAATTTAAAAATATTTAGTTTAAAAATAATTTCTAAAGTAAAGTATATAAAAATGTCTTTTAACGATAATGATATTGTAAATTTATATAATTCTTTAAAATCAAAGAAAAGTGAAGGAGTTAGACAATCATTAACAACTTTATTAAAAACTAATCCTTTAATTGGTGGCACTCCACCTGCCACTGGCGCTGTAGGTGGAGCTCCAGGAGAAAAATGTGAATTAGACGGTCGCACTTTTGTTGAAGGTACAACTTGTGCTGCTATTATTAGAGATTGCTTAGCAGGAAAAAAATGCGCTGTAAAAGAATTTGAAGAAATAAGAGGAGCTATCGATTCTCGTAAAGTAGTAGTTTCATCTGTAGAAGATAGAAAAATAATTGCAGACTTATTAAAGCAATTAAATATTAATCCAGGTTCAACACAATCAGTAAGAT